TACGCAAATATGAACAAAATTTCTTTCAAAACGTCCGCGCGCGTCAATTCGTAAACCCCCCCCAAGCAATCCAGACGCAATGACGACGCCAGCCAGCATTCAAAGCGTACCTAGCCACGGGGTCGAAACCGTGACGCTAGACGGCGACCAACGCAACGCGATTGCGGAACACGTTTCGCGCGCTACGTTCGGCGGCTGGTCGTCTTTCGTGTCTGGTAATCGCTCCGCAAAAACCGTAGCGCGAAACAACGCGATTGGCCTAGCAGCCGAAGCGGCTTTTTTCTTGTGGGCGGAACGCCACCAATCCGGCGGCTTTCGCGAGTGGATAGCGCAACGTGAAACCCGCAACGCCGATCGCTATCAAACCGATGGCGGAATTGATTGCCGTTTCGTCAGCGACAACGGCGAAACCGTCGCCGTTGACGTTAAGGCGTCGCGCTGCCGGTTTATGGCTAGCGCCGAAGCCGCTAACGCTTACCATTTGACGCACGCGCCGCGCGACAAGACCAGCCGCGGCGTCGCCTACGTTATGGCGCTAGCGTCGCAAAACAACCCCGAAGATATACCCAAACAAATTCACTTCGTCGGCTGGTTGTGGGGCGCGGAGTTGATCGGGCGAACCGACAACAAAGATTTTTATATGTCGTGGTCTGCAAGGGGCGAAACGCTGCGCCGCATGGCAACGCTAGCCGGTGCAAAATGCCAGTAGATATCCGCGTAGGCGATTGCGTCGCCGGTCTGCAAGCGTTGCCGCCGGGGTCGGTGGATTTGTTGGTAGCCGACCCGCCGTACAATATCGGCATCGACTACGGGGATGGGAAATCCGCCGATCTTGTTAGCGCGTCGCATTACGAACGCTGGACGCGCGAATGGATTTTTGCCGCCGCAAATGCGCTTTCCCCGTTCGGTTCCGCGTTCGTGATTTGCGGACACGAATACGCGGATTTTCATCAACGGGCGCTACGCGATGCCGGTTTGCATTGGCGGAATACGGTCGTTTGGGTTGAATCGTTCGGCGTAAATTGCTTGCGAAAATTCAACCGCACGGGGCGCCCATGTTTTTACTACACGCGCCACCGGAAAGATTTTACGTTTAACCGATCCGCGTTGACGACGCAAAGCGCCCGCCAGCGGATCGGGGATAAGCGCGCCAATCCAACCGGAAAAATTTTTGATGATGTTTGGCCGATTTCGCGCGTCTGCGGAACGTTCCGTGAACGTGTCGCAGGGGTGCCAACGCAACTTCCGTTAGCGCTTGTGCGGCGTGTCGTGTTGGGGCTGTCCAGCCCCGGCGATACGGTTTGCGACCCTTTCACTGGCAGCGGAACAACCGCGGTCGTCTGCAAAGAAACCGGACGCGATTTCGTGGGCTTCGAACTGCGCGAATCGTTTGCGGCGATTGCGCGGAAACGGTGCGGCGCGTAATGGCTAAAAAAATTAAGGAAGCAACCGCGCGGCAATACGAATCGCACCGGGAGCGGGCGGCTGCGCGGCAGCGCGAACTAGCGGAATCCGGTCGCGACATTGGGGAGATTCCGCCGGTAGTCGATCCGGCAAGGAAAGCCGCCGCGGCTGAATCGTTCCGGTGTTTTTGCGAATCGTATTTCCCGGCGACGTTCGCGCTTGCGTGGTCTGCCGACCATTTGCGCGTTATCGCTGCGATCGAATCCGCGATTATTTCCGGCGGGCTATATGCCTTTGCCATGCCGCGCGGTTCGGGGAAAACGTCGCTTGTCGAAACGGCGGCGTTGTGGGCGCTGGTCTACGGAAAAAAAGATTTTGTGGCAATCATCGGCAGCGATGAGGAACACGCAAAAACCATGTTGGAGTCGATAAAAATCGAATGCGAAACGAACGAAACGTTGCTAGACGATTTTCCCGAAGTGTGTTTCCCAATCGTGGCGCTTGAAAAAATCCACCAGCGCGCGAAGGGACAGTTGTGCGGCGGAAAGCCAACCAACATTCAATTTACGGCGACCGAACTACAATTGCCAACGGTTGACGGGTCGGCGGCTTCCGGCGGCATCGTGCGCGTTGCCGGGATTACCGGACGCATCCGCGGAATGTCTGCCAAAAGGGCTTGCGACGGTGCGAAGGCGCGCCCGTCGCTGGTCTTGGTTGACGATCCACAGACCGACGAAGTAGCGGCTTCGCCTTCGCAAGTTGCTACGCGGGAAGCGGTTTTGCGCGGCGCAATCCTTGGGTTGGCGGGGCCGGGAAAAAAAATTTCCGGCCTATGCACCGTAACGGTTATTCGCCGCGACGATCTTGCCGACCGTCTTCTAGACCGCCACCAACACCCAAGTTGGCAAGGCGAACGAACGCAACTGGTCTACGATTGGGGGAACGGCGTCGAATTGTGGGAACAATACGCGGAACTGCGCCGGGACGGGCAGCGCAGCGGCGCCGGGGTGTCCGCAGCGAATGAATTTTACGCCGCCAACCGCGACGCAATGGATGCCGGGGCGCGCGTCGCTTGGGAACAGCGGCATAACGAAGATGAATTATCCGCGTTGCAACACGCTTGGAATCTGCGAACGGATCGCGGGGAATCGGCGTTTAACGCGGAATTCCAAAATTCGCCAATAGTCGAAGACGGCGACACCGGCAGAATTCAAAAGCGCGAGTTGGCGCAGCGGATAACGAACGTTCCGCGCGGCGTTGTGCCGATCGGCCACGACACACTAACAGCATTCGTGGACGTTCAAGACCGATTGTTATTTTGGCTTGTCGCTTCGTGGTCTTCTCCATTCGGCGGGCAAATCGTCGCCTATGGCGCTTACCCCGAACAATCCGTTTCGTTTTACGAAGCCGCGCACGCAAAGCGCACGCTAGCGCTCGCGGCGAAAGGCGCGGGGTACGAAGCCGCGCTAGCCGCTGGTCTTGAAAAACTAACGATCGATTTGCTTTCGCGCGAATGGATGCGCGAAGACGGGTTGGCAATGCGCATCGATCAAATGCTTATCGATGCCAACTATGGGCAATCAACAAACGTTGTCCGCACGTTCGCGCGGCGGTCGGATTTCGCGTCTACGATCCTGCCTTCCCACGGGCGCGGCATCGGCGCCAGTTCGCAGCCGTTGGGCGAAAAGACGAAAGCCCGCGGCGATCGTCTTGGGTTGAATTGGCGCATCGGCCAAATATCCGCGGGACAGAAAAGCGCGGTCTACGATACGAATTTTTGGAAAACGTTCGTTGCGTCCCGGCTTTGTCTTGCGATGGGCGACCCCGAAGCGCTGGCTATTCATGCGGGCGAACACGATTTGTTATTCGAACACCTAACCGCGGAGTACCCAATTCGAACCGAAGCCCGCGGGCGCTCCGTTGACGAATGGAAATCCGCCGGTCGCGATAACCATTGGTTAGATTGTCTCGTCGGCGCCGCGGTCGCGGCGTCGATCGCTGGCGTATCGCCAACCGCCAGCGAAACGGCGACGCGCAAACGGCGCAAGGTTGAATTGCCGAAGTCTGGCGGCGGCAAAATCAAGGTAACAAGGCGGGTGATATGAACGAAATCATTCTTACGCGCGTCGATGCGCTTGACGTTGGAACGGCTATTGCGATTACGCGGCGGCTAACCAAACAAAATTCAGAATTCCAAAAAGAAATAATTTTGTGCATGGAAGGCGACGGTTCAAGCATTACCCCGCTAGCAATCTGGCGCGTGGATGGTTGCGCGGTTGCGTGGGCGGCTAGCCACGTTTGGCGCGATATGCCAACGCTGGAAATGTTTACCGATCCTAATTTTCGAAACAACGGACACGCTACGGCATTGGCGGCGTCGCTTCGCGCCGCGGGGCATTTGCCGCGCGACGATAGGCCGATTGCAGTTTTCGCGCCCGCCACCGCATCAATCGCGCGCCGTCTTGGCTTTACCGAAGTCTGCCTATTCGAACGTCGCGGGTCGGATTGGGAATTGGTGTAAACCCCTACCAACCCCATACGTTTTATCGTTTCGCCGCTAGCCTAAACGGCATGGGCGACGAAGTACGCGACGCGATCAACAACACCGCGCAGAATCCAAAGCGCGTTCGCACCGATGCGGGCGAAGTTGAATCGCAAGACATTTCGAAAATGATCGAAGCCGACAAGTATCTTTCGGCGCGCGCCGCTATGTCTGCGGCAAACAAATCGCGCGGACTGCGGTTTAACAGGATCGTTCCGCCGGGGTCGATCTAAAATGGGTTTGTTGTCTAGCCTGTTTGGCGGAAGGCATCCGACGCCTACGGTTGCGCACGTTCCGCCGCGCGTAAGCGCACGATTCGACGCCGCCGATTCAACCGACGACGCGCGGCATTGGGCGAATGCGGATTATTTTTCGCTAGACGGTGCGCTAACCCCCGTGAAGCGCCGCACGATGCGGAACCGCGCCCGATACGAAAGGCTGAACAATTCGTATCTAGCGGGCATCTGCGAAACGGTCGCGAATGAAACCATCGGCACGGGGCCGCGGTTGCAATTGGACACGGGCGACCAAGCCGCCGACCGCGTGATCGAACGTCAGTTTTTCGATTGGTCTTGGCGGATCGATTTCGCGGGCAAACTGCGGACGATGCGGCAGTCGAAAATGATCGACGGCGAAGCCTTTGCGCAGTTCGTTACCAACCCGCGGCTAGATGGTGTCCAACTGGATTTGCGGTTGGTCGAAGCGGAAATGGTAACGACGCCAATCGGCATTATGTTACCAAACACGACGCCGGAAGGGTCGCTGGTTGACGGTCTGGAATTTGACGACGCCGGAAATGTAATCGCCTATAAAGTTTTAAAGACGCATCCCGGCAGCAACTTCCGCGTCGATTTCTTTGCGTTCAATCGCGTTCCCGCGGAAAATATGGTGCATTGGTTCACGCAACAGCGCCCCGCGCAGAATCGCGGCGTGTCTGAAGTTGCCCCCGCGCTGCGGTTGTTCGCCAATATGCGGCGCTACACCGAAGCCGTTATTGCCGCCGCCGAAACCGCCGCCGATTTCGCGGCGTTCATCCATTCAACTTCCCCGGCTGCGGCGGTTGACGAAGTAACCCCTTTCGAATCGATGGAAATCGAAAAGCGTTCGTTGGTAACGCTGCCGGAAGGCTGGTCGGTTTCGCAACTTCGCAGCGAACAACCAACGTCAACTTATGCAATGTTCAAGCGCGAGATTTTAAACGAAATCGCGCGTTGCTTACAATTGCCTTATAACGTAGCCGCGCTCGATAGTAGTAGTTACAATTACGCTTCGGGGCGCATGGATCATGCCGTTTGGGCGAAAACCCGTAACGTTGTCCGCGACGAATTGGAGCGGTTACTTTTGGATCGCGTTTTAGTTGCATGGTTGGACGAAGCGGCGCTGTTGGGAATCATCCCCGCCAATCTGCCGCCGGTTGTCGAATGGAATTGGTCGTGGGTTTGGGACGGTAACGAACACGTTGACCCGTCGAAGGAAGCAAGCGCCGCAGAAACGCGGCTGCGCACCAACACGACGACGCTTGCCCATGAATATTCGAAACAGGGAAAGAATTGGGAAACCGAACTTCGCCAGCGCGCCGCGGAACTGAACCTAGCGCGGGAACTTGGTTTGCCGACTACGTTCGCGCCGGATGGTAGCCCCGCCGCCGTCGCGCAGGATAGCGGGGGCGACGCATGACGTTCGAAACGTTTGAAGACCTAGACGACGCGCCGGATATTGTTTTTCTTGGAAAAATCGCATGAAAACCAAAGTTGCGTTTGAACATTCCCCGATTCAATTCATCGCGGCGGAAGCCGTTGCCGCTGACGGTGGCGACGCAATGCCGTCGCAGCCGCGCAAATTCCGCATCGCCGCCTACACCGGCGCGGCAATCCGGCAAGCGTGGTCGCGCGAGCCGATCGTAATTGATCTAAAGGGAATGAAACTGCGCCAGCAAATCCCCATCGTATTAGGCCACGATTACCAGTTGGGCGCAATCTTGGGGCAGACGACCAGCGTAACGGTGGAAAACGGGACGCTGATTGTCGAAGGCGAAATCCTGTCGTCAACCGATGCGGCTAGCCGCGTGGTCGAACTTGCCGACAAGGGTTTTTCTTGGCAAGCATCCGTAGGCGCGGACGTTTCGCGGCATGAAAAGATTTCAGCCGACCAATCCGTAAACGTGAACGGTCAAAACTTCAACGGTCCAATTCGCATCGTAAAGGCTTCGGCGTTGCGCGAAGTCTCGTTTGTAACCCTTGGCGCGGACGACGCAACGACCGTGCAAATTGCCGCAGATGCGGAAGGTGAAACTATGGCGCACGACGCCAACGAAAAGCCCGAAACGGTTGTTGCCGCTTCGGAAGCCCCGGCGATTGTCGCCGCGGAAACCCCCGCCCCAAAGGTCGAAGCCGCTTCGGATACCACTTCCGCCGCGATTGCCGATCTTGAAACCAAGGTTGCCACGATGGAAAAGTTGATTGCGACGCGCGAGAATCGCGCCCCCGCGGTTCACGTTGTCGAAGCGGTTTCAAACGACCGCGTTATTGAGGCGGCGCTTTGTTTGCAGGCTGGTCTACCAAAGCCCGAAAAGTCTTTTGACGATCGGACGCTTGAAGCGGGAGAAAAGGCAAAGCGAACGACGCATCTTTCCGACGTTTTCGTTGAAGCCGCGCGCGTCAACGGTTACACCGGATCGCACCGCGTTTCGGACGCGACCCTTCCGCAGATTATTCGCGCGGCGTTCGCAACGAACCAGATTTCGGACATTCTTTCGGCGGTTGCTAACAAGTTTTTGCTTGCTGGCTTTAACGCTGTCGAACGGTCTTGGGATCAAATCGCCACGATCCGTAGCGTTTCCGATTTCAAGAGTATGAACCTTTTCCGTCTGAACGGTTCGTATAAGTTCCTTAAGGTTGGCGCCGCTGGCGAACTTAAGGTTGCGCAGGCTAGCGATTACAAACGTAGCGTTGCCGCTGATACATACGGCATTACTACGCAAGTGACGCGGCAGGATTTGTATAACGACGATCTTAACGCGCTGTCGCAGATTCCGCAGCGTATCGGAAGGGGTGCAGCCCTGTCGTTAAACGATGTTATCTGGAATGAATTCCAGACGGATAACGCTAGTTACTATCAATCGGCTACCGCCGGTTCCGGTAACGCGCTTTCGCTGTCGTCGCTTAAGTCTGCGGCAAACGCTTTTCGTAAGTTGAAAGACCCTGACGGCAACCCGCTGGCGCTTCCGCCAAAAACGTTGCTTGTTCCGGCGGAATTGGAACTTACCGCGGCGGAACTTATGTCTAGTTCGCTTTTGATTTCTGGAAACACGACCGCTTCGCCTAACGCGAATGTCCTTGCCGGTCGGTATAATGTTGTTTCGTCTGCCTATCTGTCCAGCGCTTCAACGTGGTGGCTTATGGCCGATGCCGCCGATCTTAACGCGATCGACGTTGTGTTTTTGAACGGGCAGCAGACCCCGACGATTGAACAGGCCGCGCCAGATTATCAGTTGCTTGGGGTTACTATGCGGGGTTATATGGATTTCGGCGTTGTAAAGGCCGAACCGCTTTCGACCTACCGCATGGCTACCGCTTGAAAATAGGCTAGAGCCGAATGCCGACCGGCGGAAATTGTACCGCCGGTCGGCATGGAATAACACCATTTACATTTTTTCTCGAAAGGTTAGGTTATGGCTAGTTACTTTCAGGATGGCGATACGATCGACTACACGCCTTCGGCGGCTGTCGCTGCCGGTGACGTTGTGGTAATTGGCGATACCGTGACGGTTGCCCCCCATGCGATTGCCGCCAACAAACTTGGCGCCGTCGCTCCGGTCGGTGTTTTCCAGATGCCGAAGGGTACGGGCGCGATTGGTCAACTGGTTGTCGTTTATTGGGACGCAACCAATTCGGTTGTTACCACTACCGCTAGCACGAACAAGCGCGTTGGTCGAACTGCGCTTGCCGCGCTTAGCGCGGACACGACGGTTCCCGTCATGCTGAATATCGGTTGAACCAACACGCAACCCCCCGGTCGGCGCGTAACCCGCGCCGCCGGGGCGGCTGCGCACCGCACCGGGAAGGCGTGTATGTCTGACGTTGTTCGCAGCGGTGCCATTTGGCTAGCCGGTCAACTAAAGAAAAGCGCCGGAACGGCTGTCGTCTATACCCGCGGTTCGCTGTCCGCGACCATTACCGCAACGGTTGGGCGGTCGCAATTCGAAGCGCAGACTTCAAGCGGCGTTGTCGAATCGTGGGAGTCTAGAGATTTCATTTTGCAAACGTCGGATTTGCCTTTTGGCGTTCCGCAGCGCGGCGACCGATTCGTGGAAACGTTGAACGGAACCGCAACTACGTTTGAATGCGTAACGCCCCAAGGTGTTCCGCTGTTTCGCTATGCCGACCCATTCCATTTGTCCGTGCGAATCCATTGCACCCGCGTAGGCTAATCGAACTATGCCGTTTTATTCTTTATCGTCTTCCGGTGGGTCGGCCGGTAATTCCGTTGTGGAAGCCGCTTCAGTTTCGGCATTCCCGGTAACCGGCGCGGCAAACACTATTTACGTTGCGCGCGATACCAACGTTTTATATCGGTGGAATTCGACGGCTTACGTTGTGGTCGGAAGCGCAAAAGACGAAGTAATCGAAGGCGCGGCGGTATCCGCTTTCCCCGCGACCGGAGAGGCTGGGAATCTTTATATTGCGCTGGATACCGGCAAGGCTTACCGCTGGACGACCGGCGGCTATGTTGAAGTTAGCGCAGCCCCGGTAACGAGCGTAGCGGGGCGCACGGGGGCGATATCCCTAACGTCTAGCGACGTTGGGTTAGGAAACGTCAACAACACCAGCGACGCCAGCAAACCCGTTAGCACCGCGCAGGCTGCGGCGGATTCAGCCGTCGCAAGCGCTGCGGCAAACGATGCCACGACAAAAGCGGACGCGGCAAAGGCTTACGCGATTCAGCGCGCGAACCATACCGGAACGCAAGCAATATCCACCGTTAGCGGGTTGCAAACGGCGCTAGATTCAAAACAGGGTAGCGGTTCATACGCAACCCTTGACGGTGGCGGAAAAGTTCCGGCGACGTTGCTTCCGTCTTATGTCGATGATGTTATCGAAGCGGCTAGCCTGTCTTATTTGAATGCAAACGTAACCGGCGAAACAGGAAAAATTTACGTTACGCTTGATAACAACAAAACGTTTCGTTGGTCTGGTAGCGCGTATGTAGAAATATCCGCTTCCCCCGGTTCGACGGATGCGGTTACGGAAGGTTCCGTAAATCTCTATTTTACGAATTCCCGCGCGAGCGCCGCCGCGCCGGTGCAACAAGTTGCGGGGAAAACGGGAAACGTATCCATAACCAAAAGCGATGTTGGTTTGGGGAACGTTGACAACACCAGCGACGCCAGCAAACCCGTTAGCACGGCGCAGGCTGCGGCGGATTCTGCGGTTGCAAGTTCCGCGTCTACGGACGCCACGACCAAAGCGGACGCCGCCAAGGCTTACGCGATTCAACGCGCCAACCATACCGGAACGCAAGCAATATCGACCGTTACCGGATTGCAAACCGCGCTGGACGCAAAAGCGCCGATTGCCAACGCGGCGTTTACAACCGGAATAACGGTTAGCGGGCAACTGAATTGCCTTAACGGAACAATTTCGACACGCGGCGGATCATTTCTTATAAGTGCGCTAAGCGACGGCGCAACGCTTTTTTCGGTTAGCAGTTCCGGCACCGTGACAACAGGAACATGGCAAGCGACCGCCGTAGGCGTCGCCTACGGCGGAACCGGCGCAACAACTGCGTCAGACGCGCGAGCAAACTTGGGACTTGGTTCGCTTGCGACGCAATCAAGCGTTGCGTATTCATCGCTCATTGGGACGCCAACCGCGTTCACGCCCGCCAGCCACACGCACGCGGCGAGCGACATTGCCTACACGGGAAACGGCCCCTCCATTGACGCTGCAAACGTGCAGGCAGCAATATCCCAAATTGATTACCTGTTGGATAACTTCATAACAGGCGATCAATTCAACACCATCTACGCGACCGCGACGACGGGCGGGACGGTGAAAATCGGCAGCGGAGTCACGATCACAAACGGCGTAATCTCTGTCAGCACGGCCTACGCGGCGTCGTCGCACACGCACGATCTATCGTCGCTGACGCAATCCAGCGCGACGACCGGACAGGTGCCGCAATGGAGCGGGACGGCATGGGTGGCTGCGACACCATCGGCAAGCGTTTCGTATGCCACGACGGCGCAGGCGCAAGACCTTACAGCGACCACCGTGGCGATGAATCCTGATAACGTGCGGCGCGCGATTACGGCGTGGCGTCAAGTGGCGTACCAAATCGGTTATACGGCCAACGGAGCATCGACAACGAACCTAAACACGCAATCGCAACTGCAAACCAGCAGCAGCGTTGCCAGCAGTTCGGCGTCACTCTACGTCGGTGCAGGCACATATTCTCTCGCAACGTATTCCTCTAGCGCGAATTGGACACGCCCGATTGCGCTGTTTGCCCGCGTCTATCGGCAAGTGTGTCCAACTAACGGGGTGTTTCGATATCTTTTTGGCACGTTAGCAGGTGGCGGGTATGCCTACGAAACATTGAGCAACCGCGGCATCGGTTTTGAAATTCGCCAGACGCGGCTGTGGATCATTTGCCACAACGGAACGTCTCTGACTCAATACGATACCGGCATTGACGGCGTTTCGACCGATTACTCGGGGACGGCAACCGAAGTGCTACTTCGCTCTGACGGCTCCGGCACTGTGACTATGACCGTCAGCGTTGCCGGAGCGTCTGCGCAGACCGCCAGCACGACAGGCGGGCCAACGACGCAGGGCAATAGCACTCAGGCATCGTACGCATACGCCGCCGTCACGAATGGGGCTAGCACGACGCAGGCATGGTTTTGGTTCACCCCGCACCTTCTTTATCTGCCGCCATGACTTTCCCACCACTCAACTACGAAGACCTCATCGCCCTTGGACTACCAGCGGACGCACCGCTTGGCATGGACGGCGCTACGCTCATCTGCGGAACCGAAGTGCCGAAGTTCGTGCGAACGGTGTTGCGCGCCGCGATGGCATCGCCGCCACCGGACGGCGACCGGATGGCGTATCTTCGGCATATACGGGATATTCTGATGAGCATCACCGATTGGACGCAATCCGCCGACTCGCCGCTGACGGCAGAGCAGCGCGCCGCGTGGGCAACGTATCGACAGTCGCTCCGCGATCTGCCCAGTGTCTACACGGGCGATGGGCTAATACCGTGGCCGGTCGCGCCCGCGTGAGCCGTTTGGGTAAACGTATTTGAAAAACAACGGAAAGCGCAATATTTCCGATATGACAGATTTGACGCTCCAAAGGGTTTATACACAACGGCGGTTCCCGGTGGGTAAATCCCACTTTCCCACCGCGTAGCGTTTTGCCGCAGGAAATTAACGATGAATTCCCCCCTTCGCCAAATCGCGTCCGCAGTTGCTAACGGTCTTGGTTCCGCGTCTTGGTCTATCACCGGAACGACCGTCCTTCGCCGCAATTGGGCGGGGCTGGACGTTTCAGAAATGACCGCGCCAACAATCATCGTTACCCCCGGCGGGGTCGAACCGTCGCGGATCGGGCGCACCCAATTCCAAGACGATTACACGATTCATATTTTTGTAGGGCGCCGCGTTGCCACCGATACGGATATCGACGCAATGATGGATTTAGCGGAAACGATTCTGCGAATGATTCGTTCCCATTCCTACCCTACGGTAGCGTTTCCCGCGGGCATTACTTCCCCTGTTTCGGTAGCCGCTGAATTCAATCCAGACGACGCGCTGAACGAACGCAACGCATGGCGCGCCGTAATTACGGCAACGTTTCGTTCGCTTCCGAACGACGCCGCCTAGCCATTACGGGAAGGAACGTGCCACCATGCCGCGCCGCGTAATGTCTTTCGAAACCGCTTCAAAGTTGCGGTTACAGTTCAAAATGAAAGCGGGTTTTTTCGATTCGAAAAAGGTACGGCGCACGATCAACGAAGCAAACGCAATCGCGCTTTCGAAGGCTGGTCTAAACGTCAAGGAAGCCGCTAAGCGCGCGATCGGGCAACGCGCTCCGGTGCAAACAAATAAGTGGCGGCGGCAAAACAGGATCGGCAAACCGCAGGAAATTATGGGCGGGTTGTATCGCGACATAACGCCGATTCAATCCGGCAAGACGCGACCGCCGGGACAACCCGCAAAATCTTGGTTGCCCAAACGTTTTCTATACCGCGATATTTACGATTATTGGGATGCTTCGACGCGGAGCGTTGTTATTGGCCCTTGGAAGGCGCCTTGGTTAAACCAGTTGCACGAATTCGGCGGGAATCTGCAACTAACCGCATGGCGGATCGGTGTTCGCGCCGCCCATATCGCGCTTAAACGGCAATCGCAAGGCCGATCCATTAAGCGGGGCAACCGCGATGCCCGCGGGCGATTTGCCGCCAACACCGGGGGCAGCGGAACGCAAACCTTTAACGGCGGGTTAATCCTTTGGACGCACAAGGGATTTCGGAATTCGAAGAACTGGGAACGTACCAGTATTTCGAAAAACGCCAGATATCCCGCGCGCCCCTACATGGGGTCGAAAAACGTAGCGGCAGCGTTGCAGCGGGTTCCCAAATGCTTCGAAAACACGATCGGCGGAACGGTCAGAATGAAAGCCAGTTAACCCCCACCAACCCCATACGTTTTGCAAAATCTGCGATACCGTAGTTGCCACCGGGAGAAAAAATAAATGCCGACGACGACAATTACCCTTGGAAAAGACATTAGTATTAGCGGCGTCGCCAACGCGCGCACTTGCACCGTAACGAATTCCGCGTCGGAAATTGACGTTACGAAATTTGGGGATACCGCCCGCAAGTTTAAAAAGGCGCTGATTGAGCAAACGATTGAAGTTGAATGCGTAGACGCTCCCGGTTGCACGATCGGCGGCACGTTCACGATTACCGGGACGCAAACCGGAAACGCAAGTTATATCGTCACTTCGATTAAGCAAGACCAGCCGCTAGACGGAATTATTACTTATTCCGTTTCCGGTTCGCGCACCGCTACCTAATAAAATCCAGAAAGGTAAACATGGCCGTTACGCTTGGCAAAGACGCATCCGCGGCGCCCCCGTTTGGAACGAACATTATCAGCGCTTCCTATACGGAAGATTGCGAAGTTGTAGATATTTCCAATCGGTCGAATATTGGCGGTTCCGCTGGTGCGCCGGGGTACAAACAGAATAAGGCAGGGTTTACCACAAAAACTTGGGAAATCGAATGCCACGACGCAACCGCGTTGATAACCGGCCTTGAAGCAAACGCCGCTAGCGGTTCGTGGACGGTAATGTCCGTTACCGAAAACATTTCGATCGACGGCGCCGTTACCTATAGCGTTTCCGCCAAACAGGCTTAACGCATGGCTATTACGCTTGGCAAGGATTGTACCGTTTCAATCGGCGGTACGATCGCAAGCGCGCGCAGCGTGACGTTAGAAACCAACGTCGAAACGATCCAGATAAACGAATTTGGGTCGCGCGAAAACGCTGTCTATCCGATACGATACGATCGAACCGTTACGGTCGAATTTAACGATTCATCGGATTTGGGCGCGGCGAATTCCTACATTACTAGCGGCGCTTCGTTTCAAGTAACGGGCGGCGCTGGTTCGTGGGGCTTTACCGCGGTTTTAACCGGCGTGTCTGAAAGCGACCCGATAGACGGAGTGGCTACCTTTACAATGACCGGAAAACTCACGCGCGAAGGATTGCGTTAATGCGGGAATTTAAAGACGGAGAGGGGCGACCGTGGCGGCTGGCGCTGACGATCGGCGCGGCGCTTCGTGTTCGCGATATGGTTTCGCATGAAATCGAAGTAGAAACCGAAGACGACAACGGCAAAGTTACGAAGACGCAAAAGGTTGTTCCGTTCGATATCGGAAACGCCGACGCGATCGGCCATACCTTCGCGGTCTTGCGGTCGCAATTCACGAAAACGGGGGAAGTGTTGTACGCGATTCTGTGCCAACAAATCGCAGACCGCAGCCTAACCCGCGATCAATTCCTAGATTCGCTTACCGGCGATTCGATGGACGACGCAACCAAAGCGCTTGAATCGGAACTGTTTGATTTTTTCCCCCGGCGCCTACGGCGGATGCTTCAGATGATGACGGAAAAGATGGACACCGTAGGCGCGGAAATGCAAGCAAGAGCGGAAGCGCAGATAGCGGCGGCGAACGCGGAAACGCTGATCGGACAATCTGGAAAACAGTTTGGGAAGCCGCCGGAATCATCGGATGCCACCCCGGCGAATTCACTTTCCGACAACTTTGCGCAGCCCGCGACGGTCGGTTAGATGCGGATTGGTGGCATACCGCCGCCGCAATGGCGCAGTTTTACAACGCAAACAAACCGCAGAATAAACCAGCAACAGACGCGCGGGCGTTCCACCCGTTCGCACCGAAGCCCAAACCCAAAAAGGCAACCGCCGAAGATTTGCAAAAACTTTTCGGGCCGGATTGGCAAAAACACGTTTAAAGAATCGGGGCAATCGTGGGCGCTGGTCGC